AAGACGAGCTAGACGATCTTCAACACTTTAAAAGAATGGCCGGATTAAGTGAAACTGGACATGGAGAAGATGAGTATGCAGGCAGTAGTGTCTACGATGGCACAGATTTAATTTACTCAAAATATTTAAGAAAAAACGTACTACCAAATATACTAGATGGCTATAATGTACCGGGGTATGTTTTTACTCTTTACATGCTTAAAGCAGACAAATATAAACAATTCATAAACGGTACAGCAAATACAGAAAGAGAGGACGGATTTACTGATTCTGAATCAGCCAGAGACGACGCTCCAAAGGAAAAAATAACATATACTAATCGTTCGTTATCTAAGCCGGGTGCTGGGGATAGGGTTATTATAGCACAAACTGGCACTACAGATATAGGCATAGACGATGTTGATATCGAGTCTTTTAATGGTGTTAATAATGATATTACACCTGCATTAATTAGTTTCAAACTAACCGAACCGGGCTCTATTACATTATTAGATAGATTAGCAGAAGCAAAAAACTTCTGTGGTTATCCATCAGATACAGTAGTATTACCAGGCATGTTTTTAGAATTAAAATTCCGAGGATATACGGATACTGTGGCTGGAGTAGATAGAGACCAAGGAGGTCAAGCAGTATCAGTACCTTTTGTCAGTGAGCTAGTAGATAAAGAAGAAGCGTATTATGAATTAGGTGGTATAACCTATGATATGCAAATTACACCTGAGGGTGCTACATATAACTTTCAAGCATACAGACAGAAATCAGGTGGTTTGCAAGGTTTAAGACTGAATACTCCTCATACATTAACAGGAAGAAATTTAACTGAATTATTTGGAGGCGAACGAGAAGATAAATTACCACCCTCACAGGCAGACTCGGAATCTAGTGATACAAAAAATAAAAAACCAGAGGAAACAAATAAAGCATATGGATTAGAACAAGCCATTATACTAGACCTACAGTCGTTAGACGAAAAAGCAAATTCAGATAAGAGTGATTCTAATAATATAAGAAGAGAATTTACACTAGATATGAGCGGTCTTATATCAAATCAAAATGATAATGTTAACCTTACTGGAGATACAATTTCAGATACTTTACTTACAGATTATCAATTATTAGAAACATTTGCAAAATCAGGCACAATCGTAAAACGAGACGAAGCGGGTAACAAAGACGGGTATAACTGGACGGAAAACGATTTTGAAGATAATCCTGATACGGAGAAAGACGAGACGTATAACGGAAGAACATTGACAGACAGTATTCAAGTTGGTGGTGCTACTGCAGACATTACGATAGATCAAAATCTTATAGATGGGAGTGATGTGTACACTGATCCTTTTATAAGCATTACTATACCTGCAGGAACACACATTAAAGATTGCATATATTTAATTTTATCTCTTAGTGATGATTTCGTAAATAAGGCTTTAAAGTATGATCAAAAAGATCTACATAAAAAAGAACTCGTAATAGACAAAGGTTATGCTAGATGGGTAATGTTAGATTCAGATCACTATTATGATTATAGTGACTATGATGANGCTACAAAAACNTTTGCAGAATATATAGTTGTTAAACCAGTGCTATCATATAACAGTAATCCAAATATGATATTGTCAACAGAAGAACTTAAAAGTAAATCTCCGGAGCAAGAATTAAAAGAAATGAAAACTAGGTTAGACAGTTTAAACATAATGAAAGAATATTATTATAGTTTTACCGGAAAAAACGATCAAGTTATAGATATAAACTTTGATTTTAATGAAGCCTTTGCACTAACAATTCCTGCACTTGGCTTTGGTGATTATGCTATGCAGTCTGCTATGGCAACAGCAACATTTTTAAAAGAAGAAGAAGCAGGAAAGAACACACAAAAAAATACTGGTGTTGCTGATGACATTGGACAACGACAAAAAGCAACAGGTATTTTAGATACATTAAAAGAATTAGGTGATGACGAATTATCAAACTTTGCAGATTATATAGGATTTTCTGATGAAGAAAAGAAAAGGCTTATAAACGAAAAAAATGCAAATGGGACCGGAGTAAGAGGTTCAGAAGGATGGAGGTTTGAGGACCAAGAAATGCTAAAAAGTTTAGCAGGAGCATTAAGTGTTGACGGAGTAGGTGATGCTATTGCATCGGGTTATACAAGTACCTCTGCCCAAACAAATCCAACAGAAGGGGATACAACTATTATNGAGTCGGTGTCAGGTACACAGTCTACAAACATATATGCATCTGCATTNGTTATGGGCTTAGAAGGATACGATCAGTCTGCTCAGTGGTCAAACGGAGATGATGATGCAAAAGAATTTGTAAGAAGTATCAAGCCAAGAGTTGTAACTGTAGAAAGTGAAAATATTGTTAAAGAAGCACCTGATGAAAGAGGGTCTATAAGACAAACAGCAATGAGTCATTTGATGAGAGCAAGTTCAAACGCGGCTAGTCATATGTCATTAGATTTAAGCATACGAGGTGACACTGATTGGCTTGGAAATGATATTTTTTATAATATTNCCAAAGATCAAGACGGCCGCTTAGATTTTATTAAGTCAACCCATGATGCATTTTTTATAATGGAAGCACCTAGAAAATTAGATAATAATGTAAACGAAGAGGACAATAATACAGGTTTATTTGATTTTGGTAATATAAATTACACTATGAGTGGAGTATATTTTATCACACGCCTTGTATCCAACTTTAGTAATGGGCTGTTCACACAAACGTTAAATATGTTGTACAACTCAAAATATGATATGAGTAAAATAGAAACATTGAGAAAAGATGAAAAGCAATACGCAGATTTTTATAATGATGAGATTGAGACTGATGAAAACTCACCTAATTATGGAAAGAGAAAAGGGCATATTCAAAAGTCGTATTACCAAAACATGATAGATGGATTGTTCCCTGGTGACAGTCCAACAAGTTCTGACGTCGCTTGGACTGGAGAAACAACAACTAATCCGGCTAGAGCCAGTCAAGGAGATGGTGTCGCGTATAGGGCTCCCGATGGTTCTATTATACATAATGGTAGAATTGTTTACCAAGGCAGAATATGGTAATGATAGGAAATATAAATGGCTAAAGAAACTCCAGCAGACGGTATCTATATAGGTGAAATAATATCAGCCACTGATCCGGATATGACCGGTAGATTAAAGGTTTATATAGCCAGTTTACATAAACGAAAAAGAACCTTTGGCTCTTCTGCAGACGCTAACGATAAAACTAAATTTACATTTAACTGTATGATGACATCTCCTTTTGGAGGCAGTACAAGTTATTTTAACGAAGATGTAAATTCCCCTACAACTGGTAAAGGAAGTACTAAATCATATGGCATATGGATGACCCCACCAGACCCAGGCACACAGGTAATTGTTGCCTTTGGTATGGGTAATTTAAAGTATGGCCTTGTATTAAGTTGTCTCTTTCCAGAAGATAGAACCCATATGGTTCCCGGACTTGCAGGCTCTCCTTATAACTATTCAAAGCCTGGCTATAAACTTCCTGTTACAGAAAAAAATAGATTCGACAGCACAATGGGAGGTAAGGGCTTAGTCACTATGCGACCTGCACATTTAGGGTTTGCAAAAACATTATACGAACAAGGATTATTAGGAGACGATATACGTGGCGCCTCATCAAGTACATCAAGAAGAGAATCACCAAGTAAAGTATTTGGTATTTTAACACCGGGTTCAACTATAGTAAATGATAAAGGGCCTTCTTTACCCGGAGACAGATCTGCAGGACACCAGTTTGTTATGGACGACGGTGACGGCAATGGAAAAAGTAAAAACATAAGAATAAGAACAGGTGGTGGAAATCAAATATTGATGGACGACACTGACGGTATAATATACTTCATTAATAAATCAGGTAAAGCCTGGATGGAATTAGATCAAGCAGGTGGTATTACAATATTTGGTGAAGGGTCTGTTGATATCAGATCAAAAGGAAATTTTAATTTAAGAGCAGATAGAAACGTAAACATAGAAGCAGGCGGTGATGTAAACATTAAAGCCGCAGGCGATACTGCAACTGGAGACGGTGACCAACATGTTGGAGCACCAGTAGTGCCTGGTACTGTTCCTTTAGGTTACGGTGGTAATTTAAGGTTTGAGAGTACGGCACAAACAAGTATATTTTCTGCTCAAAGTGCCCAACTAACATCATTTGGTGGAGATATAGATATAAACTCGGCGGGAAGAACAGCAGTAACAGGTGGCACATTAGGTTTAGATTTATTTGCAGGTGCTGGAGGCATAAGAGCCCTATCAGCATTAGGTGGAATACATTTAGACTCTACTATGGGTATAAATTTAACAAGTCCGGCTCCTATTAGTTTAAAAGGCCTTCCTGTTTTATTAAACTCCCCAGGTGGCATACCGTCCCTACCAGCAACACCGGCTCTAACTGCATCTCCAATGTCAACTAATAAACATGAAGATTGGTCTTCAGCACAACCTGATTTTGGAGAACCTGATGAAGGAACACCACAGGTTGGTCTCGTTGGCGATACTATATCAGGTGGAGCAGGTGCTAACCTCATGCCTAATACATCTCCTGAAAATGCTTCAGGTAGAAAGAAAGGACCAACGATTAAATCTATAGTATCAACTATGCCCACAGCAGAACCTTATTTAAATCATGCTAAATCAGATGCATTAGCACATAGTCAAGCAACAATGTCTGAAGAAGATTTTGATGACAACTTAGGTCCTAATGATTCTGATTCACCAGACGGATACACAGGAGGATAATATGTCAGAACAAAAACCACATGCACCTAATGTAGCAACGTCATTTGAAGTAGGATCGGCAAACTATCAAGAACTAAAAGACCAATTAGCAAAGTCTAATAAACAAGCAGTAGGAACTGTGACTGCCGCTAGGGTTGAAGCCGAGAAAGAAAGTATACTTGGAAAATTAGGTGCTATAGGGAATTCTTTATTTGGTCCTATAAAAGATAAAATAAGTAATTTTAGTGATCCTATGTTCAAACATGTAGAAGAAATACAAAGTTATATGGATGTTCAATCTATGCTTTTAAAAGTTATTCCTCCTGTAAGGATAATGATGACCAATGCATTTGGTGATAAAGTAATTGGTCCTTCTAAAATATTAACAGAAGCACAGGCAATGTTAAAGCAAGTGCAAATGGATGTTAATAATATGATGACTATGGTAGACGATGTTAAGGCCCTACCAGCACAAATGAATGCTCTTGCAAACAGTACAATTAATGATGTATATGCATCTGCTGGATTATCGGGAGGAACATTAAAAGACTTTTCTGATTTAGCAAACGGATTACAAAACGATTATACACTAAGTTCAATACAGGATCTAATAAAAAATACACCTGGAGCAAGTGTAGGACAATCAGGTTCTGGGTCTGGGGTTACTAATAAAGATTTATTTACAAAGGTTGTTTCAGGACTTAAACAAAAAGGAATAACTCCTATTGTAGACGGTCCCTCAATTATACTTGTAGACGATAAAGGAAATAAAGTTGTAGACTTTAGTAATGGAATAGGGCCTGTGGGAATTAATCTTACAGCAATGTCACAGGCTAAAGAAGCAGAACAAACAGTACAAGCATTAGTTAAAGTTGTAATAAGTGATTTTCAGTTTGTGTCTTTAGTAAGTTTTATTGGACATATAGGCTCTGGAAACTTTGCTGGTAGTTCGGTATTAAGGCAATTAAATGCAGGCAATTATCCACGTGTACCAAATATGATAATGAGATGGAGAACCGGAGCATTGTCGCCTAAAGCAACTGCTGTGGTAAAACAAGATTATGTTGATAGAAGACTATTTGAAGCAGAATTATTTACAACACCTGATTGGGTAAACTTTGATTATAAGCCTAGTGAAGGCAGTTCATTAACATGGGCACAATTAACAACAGAATTAAAAGAAGCAAAAAAACTTGCTTTAGAGGAAATACGAGGGAAAGGAATAGATCCTTCAGCACCTAATGAGGGAGAGAACGGCCCTATTCTTTAGACGTACTTAAACGTTCATCCTTTTGCATATCAGCNATTTTAATATAGGCCCTATATTTTGCTTCTTGCTCTTCGGCAACTGTGGCCTCTAGGATTTTTACTTTGGCTCTAAGAGCATTACACTCGTTGTTTTTATCAACAAGCATAACTCTTAATTCTTCTTCCAGAGTGTCGTTAGTAAATTGTTTTTTAAGATATTCGGACATATTATTTCTCAATTAAAGTTTGCAAAAAATCTGTAACACTATTATTTAACAAAACTCCGCTATGTCCTGCTTCTATAGTGATATTCTCGGTGTTTTTAAATTTTGGTGGAGTAGATAGTTGGCTGTCTACAGATATCATACCGTCGTTTGCTTTTCCTCCCATGCCAGCAAGTGGATTTGAACCACTTGTACATACAATGTTTGTATGCAACCCACTGTATGTTTTTTCCTGCAACAACGATAGCACTTCTGCACCTGGCCTNGTATTTTCAAACACTTTCTTGTTTCTAAATATCATAGATAGTATCCTAGCAACCGGAGTACCCTCCCAAGGTGTTGCGATTGTAACTAAATGATCAACTTTTTTAGGATAAACACTTGCATACCAACTTGCTAGTAATCCTCCGAAACTATGACCTACTAAAATTACTTTTTCTTTACCAAATTCTCTTTCTTTACGCATCCTAATTAATTCTACTAAATCATACGGGTCATCTTCCATATTATATGTTGGACTTATAAAATTATGCTCAGGTAACTTCAAAGTATAGTAATTGAAGTAGTCTGGTTCTGCATTTGCTCCATGTATGTATATAATATTCTTCATCTTGTTATTATACAGTCTAAAATAGTCATTGTCAACTGTTAATTAAAACTTGTTATAATGTTTTTGATAAATACATGTATGGTAATATTTAAAGGATTTAGTACGGTAGATAAAGTTAGAGCACCATATACTCTAACTGATATTGATCTTGTAAAGAGAGATTTACTAAATCATTTCTACACTAAAAAAGGTGAAAGGCTAATGAAGCCAAATTTTGGATCTATAATTTGGGACTTACTAATGGAGCCTGAAGATACAGTTACAGAAGAAGAAATAAAAGACGATATAAAAAGAATTATAGACACAGATCCTAGAGTAACACTAAGAGAGATTACTTTATATATAATGGATCATACTATTAGAGCAGATGTTGCCTTAAGATTTAATCCAGGTTCTGAAGAAGATGTGCTGTATTTAGAATTTATAAATGAGACAGAGGGTTACGAATAATGGCATTATCACAAAGACAAACTAATTTATTTGCCGCAGAAGATTGGAAAGTAGCCTATAAGGCATTTAATAATATAGATTTTACATCATATGACTTTGATACATTGCGACTTGCAATGGTAAATTATATAAGAACAAACTTCCCAGAAAATTTTAACGATTATATTGAAAGTTCAGAGTTTATAGCAATTATAGAACTACTTGCATTCCTATCTCAAGCATTAGCCTTTAGAATGGACTTAAACAGCAGAGAAAACTTCTTAGAAACAGCAGAAAGAAGAGATTCAGTATTCAAACTAGCAAGAATGCTAGGATACAATCCACGTAGAAATACACCAGCAAGTGGATTGATGAAAGTCACATCTATTAAAACTACAGAACCTTTAACAGATAGTTTAGGCACAAACTTGTCTAATAGACAAGTATTCTGGAACGATGCAAATAATCCAGAAGCATATGAACAATTTATTACAATATTAAATAGTACATTTAGTAATACAAATAGATTCACGTCACCTATTAAAAGCGGAATAGTAGGAGGCATACAAACAGAACTATATAGGATTACTAAGCAAATTAGTGCCTCTCAAACATATCCATATACATTAAATGTTAATGGTGTCAGCAGAAACTTTGAGATTACAGACGGAGATTTCATAAATGGAAAATATTTTTATGAAAGACACCCAGACCCTTTAAATAATTTAGGACTTTACTATAGAAACGATGGTAAAGGATTAGGAAGTACAACTAGTGGCTTCTTTATGTTATTCAAACAAGGAACATTACAATTTTCAGACTTTAATTTCGATGCACCTATTCCTAATAGAGTTGCAGATGTTGTAACACAAGGAATTAACGAAACTGATGTTTGGCTACAAGAGATTACTACAGCAGGTGCGGTACTTAGCAAATGGATTAAGATACCTAATACTGTAGGGCAAACATTAAACTACAACAGTCAAGCATTTGGTTCTAGAAACTTATATGCAACAGAAAACTTAGATAACGATGCTGTGAGATTAAAGTTTCCAGACGGTAACTTTGGTAATATGCCAAAGGGTGTTTACAGAGCATGGTTTAGAGCAAGTGACGGTGTAAGTTATACACTACAACCAGACGATGCAAGGAATGTAAGTATTTCAATTCCTTATGAGAATAAATCAGGATCACCTTATACATT